TGCTAGGTCTCCGTGTGCGGCCCATACGCAACCGTTTGCGTTGCCGATGTCTACACCATTTGTTTCTGACGCATTGGGGTCCGTGAAGTAAAAGTTTATAGAACTCGCAGCCTGAGAGTTCTGGTAGTTCGATCTACGGTATTGTGTGGTTGTACCCAGACCGTAGTTTGCGGAAGCAAAGTTATTCGTGTAGCTGACGGTTAGGTTTCCAGCGGAATTATCTGTGATGGAGGCGCAGTTAAAGCTATCTGCGATTGCAGATTGGCTGTTTGCGCACCAAGCCGCCGCAACCCCTGAGACTGCACGACTAGCTGTTTCACCCGTGGCTTGGATGTTTGTGACCTTTAGAGTACTCATGCTAGGTCTCCGTGGGTTGTAGCCAGAATATTACTGTCCTCCATTGCATCAGCAGAAATATCCCTAGAATAAGAGGTAAATTGACTTGCAGAGTTTATAATAACAGAAGCATTTCTATCATCAGATGTTCGACAAACTGGCATTGAAATATGCCCATTAGCTGAAATCATTGCTGAAGTTAGGTTGTAACTATAGTTTCCTGTAGAATTATCGACATTTGACGACAAGTTAAAGGACTCAATTAAGCCTCCGCTTGACCGATAAAGCCAAGCCTTCGCAGCACTCTGCTTCGTAAGCGTAATCGGCCCAGTGCCAGCCGCATCACTTATTGTTGTTGCTCTAATCTCAGACAATGCTCAAGTTCCCCCCTGATGTGACAGTCAGTGTAACACCAGATGCCACGGCCAATGGGCCAGTAGCAGAGGCATTTTCATCTGCGTCTATCGTTACGTTAGTGTTCAAGGTTTGCTCATTGACACGAAAGATGTCACCAGAACCTGCTGTTGAACCAACAGTACCACGTTCACCTTTATATAAACCACCACCAGCATTTACAGCTTCATAGGTAGTAAAGGCTACAACCTCAACAATATCCCCTGTAGCAGCACCAGTAGTAAAGACTACATCACTACCATTACTTGCGGTAAAGTCATCACCATTCTTTAGCTTAACGCCATTCATGTACACATCTAGGAAGTTAGGTGTGTAACCACTTGTAGCAAAACTTGTTTGACCAGAGGTAGCAGTGAATACATCTCTGGCCTGTGTTGCCTGTGGTACTGGCTGTGTGCCTATGTATCCTGCCATAAGTTTATACCTCTTGTGCTGCTAGGTGTGCAGCATATGCATCTTTAACCGCTTGTGTATGTACTGCGTTACAGATGGCTTGCACCTCTGTGCTTTCACCTGTGATGTCTGCATCTGGTGCGACTACATGGCGGCTATAGGCTGACGATAATTCAACACCATCTTCAATTACCGCAGTCTTGGTGCGAACTTGAATATGTTTGTAATCGCCAACAATCTCTATGCGATCTTGTAATATTATCTTTTCTAGTGCCATCGTTTATCTCCTTTGATGGTTGGACTGACTACCCTGTGATCCAACAGGGGTGGTTATGTAAAATAAGTAATTGTCAGGATCATTGCATCTCCACTATCCCCAGTTAATCCTTTAGAACGCATTGTGTTATTTGATACAGAAGCAGCTTGACCGTCATTTTCATGAAAGTAAATATAATCAAGATTTACACCTGTTATAGGCATAAGGTCACCTAAGTTATTTTGACCCGTATAACCAAACGAACCACCAACATAATAATTACTGGTATTAACATTTGTAAAAGGCAAACCCCCAAGGAAAAATATTGATCCATTAGCGGTTGGGTTAATACTAGTAACATATGTAGTTACAGTAACTGTATTGCCAATTTTAACATATGTTGAACGTTGATTGGTTAAAGTTCCACCATTAGGTAACGTAGGCGTCCAAGTCCCAGTCTCATAATCGTCCAACTTATTAGCCGACCCAGTGCCGCCAAGGTAGACACCGCCAGAGAGGTAGAGGTCTACAAACCTTGCACCTGACGAGCCTAAAGTAATAGCATTATCTCTAGCAGAACCCGATGTTGTGACAGGTAGTATTTTATCAGAGCTATCAGAGAATCTTAGTCCAGTATCACCACTATGAATATAAAGACTGTTACCACCTTCTACTCCAATACTCCCCACAGTGGAGCCGTCTTTACGCAAATCAAGAATAGTGCCGTCTGACGTAAGTCGGTTTAAGTATAATGCTGTATCATTAGACCGTGTATGATAAGCCTGACCTGTACTAAACATTGCACTTCCCACAACGTCTAAATCTGTACTCGTCTTACCCACCAGCAAGTTACCGCTGCCATCCAGTGTCATAGCAGTGCTTGAGGCGTTATCATCAATACCTTGTGAAGTAAATGCACCAGTAAAGTTTACATCCCCTGCAAACGTACCACCAGTACTAGCTGATACAGTATCACTTGTTTGGAAGGTATTGTAAGACACAACAACAACTTGGTCATCTGTTGCAGCACCTACAGTAAGTGTAATACTATTACCATTAGTAGCTGTGTAGTCTGTACCATCTACAAGACGTACACCATTCTGGAATACATGTACATTATTTACAGTATAGCTAAGTCCAGTGAAGCTAGTCTGTCCTGATGTAGCAGTAAAGACTTTCTTACGTTCTGCACCAGAGCTTACTACAGCAACTTTAGATCCAATATATCCAGCCATTATAAAGCTCCTATGATGAACGCCAGTAGCTCGCTGTAGCGAACACCAAGCCTAGTGCGCTCTGTAGCACCCTCTGGCGCCTCTTCTTGTGTTTCATATGTATCGGTGCGGGTGTAGGCATCCTTAGCCTCTACAGCCTCAGTGACTACTGTAACGACCTCATTGCCGTCTTCATCTGTGGTTGTCTCAGTAACCTCTGCCACAGCTTCTACCGCTGGCACCTCTGTCTGTGTTTCCCACCAAGTTGTAGAGATAAACATGGCGTAGTCACCAGCGTCTAAACCTTCAGCCGCAAATGCAGCTTGTAGATCCTGTGCAATGATACCGAAGTGTGTTCTGGCTTCATCACCCCTCGCAGTTACTGCATCACGCCAGCGAAACTTACGCAGCAAACCTTTGGCAGCTACAGCCACACGTTGCTCTGCGTCAGATAGCTCTGCAATGTCTTGCTTTTCGTTGCGATCAGATGTTTGGATTGTGCCGTTGGTGGCGTATATGTCATCAAATCTTGCGCCTGATGCCCCCAAGTCAATAGCATTGTCTCTAGTTGCACCAGTAGATGGATTAGACGGTGCGATCACCTCATTGGCTTGGAAGTTTAATCCAGTATCGTCTTTGCCAATAACTAAATGATTGCCACTGTTGCACCCAATAATCCCCACAATGGAGCTATTTGAGGTAAGCCTTATTATTTCACCATCATCTGTGCGCCCATGAATAGCAGCCACACCACCTGCTCTGTAACTTAAAATAGCACCCGCTGGCTGTATTTCTGTCCCCGTTACATAGTCTCCAGACGTAGTTTTCCCATGCAATAATCTACCGCTCGCATCCAAGCGCATGGCTTCTGAGAAACTTATATTATTTCCAGCAGTCCCTGCCGCAGCTTGGTGCCAAGAAAACACATTTGCGCTAGTATAATTAAAGTCAAACCTACCCGCTGGATAACCTGTTAACGTATATTTGAAATTGCCAGACGTATCTCGATACCATCCAGAGCCGTAAGTTACACCTAAGCCTTCGGATACATAGTTACCATATTGACTAGCCCCATTACCAACTACCAACGCACGATCAGCACTTCTCCAAACGCTAGGTGCTTCCCCAATACCAACATTGCCAGAGTTTACAGTAATTGTATCTGCAACCTGTGCTAACTCTGTTTGCTTACTCATTAGGTTTGCTCCATGTAAGACATAATGCAGGACACTTTATCTGCCACTGAACAGTCAACCTTAATAATGTCACCTACATTTAAAACAATCTTACCTGCCAGTATGTCAAGTGATGACCCTGCAGGAATAGCTACATCTTTAATTAAGTTTGCTGTAGTATTCTGTGTTTGACTTGTTTGAGTGGTAGTACTGACGAGAGTCACAGATGCTGTTATTTGAGAAGTATGTACGTTAGCTAGTGTAAGGCCAAGTACAACAACAGTACTACCTGACTGAACTGTATACAGCGTTTCAGGAGTACCTGCAGAGGCTGGCATTACATCTCTTGTAATGACTTTAAATGTGTTTGCCATTTTCTTTTCCTATCCTAGTGCGATTGCTAATGCTGTGGCTTCATCTATAGCTACTGTAGTTGCAAACGCTGTAGTAGCAATTGTTGTGTTGTTAGTACCAGAGCTTTGAGTTGCACCAGTTACAGCACTGTCGAGTGACCCACCATTTATTGTTGGTGATGTTAGTGTCTTATTAGTTAATGTCTGTGTTCCAGTAAGTGTAGTTACTGTAGAATCAATTGCTAGAGTTACTGTATTACTTGTAGCACTTGAATCAAGACCTGTACCACCAGCTACTGTAAGTGTCTCGCTATCTAAATCAATAGCTATTGTACCAGAATCTGTGGTGATGTCAAGGTCTTCTGCAGTAATTGCAGTATCTACATAATCTTTTACTGCAGCACTGGTAGGTAATGAAGTGTCATTGTCACTTGAACCAATACCTTCTGACTCAGTTACAATAGCAGAAGCTTTAAAGTTATCTACTTCAATATTAGATACAGTATTATTATCTACATTAATAGTTTTGTTTGTAAGCGTTGCAGTATTTGTAAGTGTGGCAAAGCTATCATCTGATAAGGCACTATTAAATTCAGCAGTAGTACCTGTAACTGTAGCCTCACTAAGATCTACAGTCAGAGTGTTAGATGCACTGTCTATAGTCTTATTAGTAAGAGTTTGTGTACCTGTAAGTGTAGCTACGGTAGAGTCAATAGCTGCTGTTACTGTATTACCAGAACCAGTGGTAGTTATACCAGTTCCACCTGCAATTGTCAAGCTTTCACTATCTAAATCAATACTTAATGCACCACCACTATCACCTTGGAAGTCAAGGTCTTGAGCAGTTACTTGTGCATCTACGTAAGCTTTAACTGATTGCTGTGTGGGAATAAGTGTAGCAGAGTTAGAAGACATGTTATCTTCATCTACAAATGCTGTAATGGTAATTGTACCATCTGACAAGTTAGCAAAGGTAATGTCACCTGCACTAGAGCCACCGATAGTAACTCCGTCTATTGTACCACCATTAATATCTGCTGTAGTTAGTACTGACGATGGTACTGTAATAACACCAGTAGAGTCAGCTACCGTAGCTGCTGCTGTACCATCCTTAGCCTTAATATTAGTTACTTCAATATTAGTAGTATCTACTGTAGTAGCATTTACAGTTGTAATGTTGCCAGTAGTAGATCCTAGTGTTGTAATAGTGATAGCATTAATTGTACCACCTTCAACTTTATCACCAGAGATTTGATCTGCAGCTAGTGTAAGTGTACCAGCAGATACATCAAGTGTCTTGCCTGAACCTACTGTAATGTCTGAGGTAGCAATAGTAGCACCGTCAATAGTACCACCGTTGATGTCTGCAGTATCAGCTACCAGAGAGTCAATATTAGCAGTACCATCAATATAAAGGTTACGCCACTCTTTACCTACTTCACCTAAATCATAGGTATCATCTGCGTCAGGAATTACATGAGAAGCAATCTCAGAGTTTAACGTAATTCCATCTGTATCTGCATCACCTAATGTGATATTACCACCAAGGGTAATGTTACCAGCTACATCAAGATTACCTGCAAAGTAACCATCTTTGAAACGAAGTGATGTAGTGCCAAGGTCAATGTCGTTGTTAGTTACAGGAACAATAACACCATCTTGAAATCTAAACTGCTCTACTGATGAACTAGATACATCTACAAAGACACCAACTCTATTATTAGTATCATTGACTACAACTTTGTTTAGTGGAGTAACAACACCTGGATCACCGATGAGTCCAATTACTGGACCTTCACCTGCAGTGCCATTGTGCTTATGTCCTGTGGCATTATGGAAAGCAGCAAGTAACTGGTCAAACTCGTCATTAGAGTCTGCTGCCTGAATAATATCACCGTCTGTATATGTAGACTGTCTTGTATAACCTGCCATTTACCTTCTTGCTCCTACATCAAATTCTAGCTGGAAACCCTTTAGTGAGTATGGTGAGGATTCTCCGTTATCAACCACACGAAGTGCTACAGCAAAACCTGATCCTTCTACTGGTTGTCTTACTAATGGGTTTGTTTGACCACCATACGTAGCAGTTCCATATAATGAAGTACCGTAAATAGCTACAACCTTTGTAGAGTCAAAGGGATAAGCTGCTGGTCTTGGTGCGTTAGGATCTTCATAGTCGTATCTTAAAAATAAGTCAGAGTTTACTGTGCCTGTCGGTGCGTAGTTAATAATAACTCTTTGAAAGGCTTTACGTATACCTGCGTCACCTGCAGTAAGGTCAGGACTACGGTAACGTCCTATAACATTTGTACCATCAAACTTATTTGTTTTTTCTTGTCGATAGATATACCCATCATATCCACCATGCAATACAAAGGTATCTCCTTGAACACTTACCGAATCTGTACTTGCAGGTTGAATACCTTTTAGTTTAGCAAACTCATAACCTTGAGCTTTTCTTACCGCAATAACTCCAGATGTTTGTGCTTGTGTTTGATTGTTTGGTTTAGAAAAGAAAATACGGTATTGAGTTTTATCTGGTATAACTAAACTGTTAAAGTCATCAACGTCAGTCTCACCTTCAAATAATTCTTGGATGGGCCTACTTATTGTACCAAGCTCAACGTCATTAATTTTAGCTGTACCAGCAACAGTCCTTAAACCATCTCTACCTAAAAAGATTATTTCACCAGCAACTTCTTGCACAGTAAAACCGTTAAGGCAACCAATGTCTCTTGTTACAGGTTGCATCACAAAGTCTGCAATAGTATTACCTACAAGTTTATAAATGCGTTCTTCTGCAAAGATATAAAGCTCATCACGGAATGGGAACAGTGCAGTAATCTTACTGTCTACTCGTATTGAACCTGCACCATTAGCTGCACTAAAGTCATTATCTGTATACGGTGCAGTAAATACAACCTCTTCTGGTGAAGCTGACATACCAGCAAAGAACAAAGCATTTTTAAAATGTTTTACAAACTTAGGATTAGCTGGTGCACCTGTAGCACTAAGATCCGTTACTGTTGTGCCATCATACTTAGTAGCATTATTAGCACCATCAGCCCATACAATAACTTCTGTACCAGCTAAGTTATATCTGTCAAAAGAATAACGTATGGCATTGGTTCTACCACTATCAATGCTCGTCCAAGAACCACTACCACTAGCTGCTTCATAAATACTTGTACCTCTAGCAGCAATTACTTTACTATTACCTGCAAAATATACAGACATTAGCACAGGCTCTGTAGCACTAGCTGTTTGTGGAACTACATTAGTATTCCACTTTTCAAAACCATTGATTCGTCTGTAGCCACCTCCAGTGTCAGGCTCAAAGTTTTCTAACTCTAATGCCATCCCTGGTTCCATAGCAAAGGTAGAACGGTCAAGAACTAGACCACCCTGCAATGGAAAAACAAAAGGGTTTAAGCCTGATTCATCTGCCATCTATGCTACAAATCTTCCAATAGGTGTTCTTGTTACTACTGTAGAACGTAAGTAGTTTGTTCTATTGCTAAGTAAGCTTTGCATACTTTTAATGCCTTGTTCAAAGCGAGCAAAGTTTAATTGATATTCACCACCTTCACCACGGTACTGATAGCCAAAAGCTGTGGCTCCATCTACAATAACTTGACGATATTGTTCAGGTATTGTAGGGGCATCTGTTGCTGCAGATAGTGCAGTTGTATATACATAGTATTCAAATTTTATAGAATATGCTTTATCTGGATAAGGGTATAAACCAAAATTATTATCTGGGGTTCTAAATACATGAGTAGGTACACTACCCATATCAGATCTGTCTTCCTGTTCTATATACCTATTTAAATAGTCTTTATAGTCTAAAATAGTTAGTGATTTACCTTGAGCACCTAAAGACGTATCTTCTACAACTCTAAAGGTATCATAGTCTACATGTTTAGATGTAGCAGGTATAGTGTAACGTGTTGTTCCAGCTACAAGTGTCTCTGTTTGTGTGGCATGATTGTAAGGCCAACTAAATTCACGAGTATTAATATAGTTAATAGCATCGTTTACTGCATTCTTACACTGGGTTTGAAATCCACGAGAAGATGCAAAACCAGCTTCAGTTAAAGCTACCTCATTAAATCTAGCTAGAACTTCGTTTGTAAGACCTAAGTAATTATATGCCATTGTGTTCCCTTAAGATAGCCTAAAGGGGCCACTAGAAAGCAGCCCCTAAGGTTAGTTCACTTATGCAAGCGTATCACGGTCTACTTCCGCAGCAGCTTTAGTAGCACCCATTGGGGCATATACTACAAAGAACTGGAAAGAACCTGCTGATGGAGCATTTGAACCTGCAAGCAATGCAGTAATGGTCGTGTCAGCAGTTGTGACATTTGTGATGCCGTTTACTGTGGTAGTAGTGGCACCTAATGTTTTAGCACCATTAATATCAGCAGTACCAAGCATGTCAACGTCACCACCTGTTACACCGTAGCTTACTGCGTTAGCACCACCGATAGTGGCTGCAGCAGTACACTCAGAACCAGCAGCAAGAACCACACAATTGTTTGGAACTACACCGATTTCGTGAGTTGAGCTAGTGGTAAGATCACCGTGAGCAATCACGGCAGTCTCAATACGAACTGGAGATTGTAAAGCCATTGTTTAGTCCTCCCTTATGCCAAGTTGTATTTGGCGTTGACAAGAGCTTCTGGACGAAGGATCTTGCGGCCGTATAGATGCATACCACGAACAATGTCAGCAAAGCTGTCAGGGTCACGATAAGTTTCAGTCTTGTTGATTTGCTCAGCAGTTGCTACAGCAGAATCATGACCAGCTACGATAACACCGTAGTTAGCGTTTTGGTTTGCAGTACCTGTAGTACCTGAACCAGTACCAACTGAAGGCAGGTTGCTTGAAGTGTATACACGGAAACCGTGGAAGTTATTCAAGACCAAACCATTGCGTAGTCCACCTGATTCACCGAAGTCTGCGTTAAAGAGGCGTGAATCCTCGTCACGAAGTACTTCCATAAATACTGGGTCAACAACCAGCCAGCGTCCTTGAGTATCAACTTGTTGTTGATCCAAGAGGCGAGCCATACGAGCAACAACCATTGCTGGTGAAGCTGTAGCAGTTGGAAGAGCAGTGGCACCAGGCAAACGTGCTGCAACTGGGATCGAGTGATCACCAGCAGAACCAGTTGTGATGTTACCAAAGTCACCTTTTTTCAGTTTCATGCTTGAAAGCAATTCATCTGAACCAGCAGTGGTTACTGCTTTAGTGCCGTTTACTTGGTCATTGACAGTATCGGCATCTGTGTGCAAAGCTGATTGCTTAAAGCCAGCCAAGTAACCAAGAACTTCTTGGTCGTGCTGGTCAGCCAAACGATAAGCTGCACGGTTGGTTGCAAGATCCATGAAGTTCACATGTGAGTGAGCCTCCTCGATGTCGTCAATTTTGAAAGCAAAATAGTTAGCTTTATCAACGACCAATGAGAAATCCTCATCGTCAAGATCTTGTGCTGAGATGTTAGTACCACGAGCGTATGAGCTTACGGAAATCTCAGGTTCTTTAATGATTTTAACTGTATCACCTTGGGCAGAAATCTCCCCAAAATAATCAGAGTTGGTGATGTCACCACATACTGTACTCTTGCGGAAAGCAAGTTGTACTTTTTTGGAGTAGATTACGGATGAGAAGTTACCGTTAGGTAAGTTACCGTATCCCCCTGCTGTTGAAAAAGCCATAATAAATCCTCCTGATAGTTGGCTTCGTTACAAAGCTAATACCAATAAGAGGCTGTTACATTTTCTAGGGTGCGTAAATTTAACAGTCGGCCAACCGTTAGTTTACGGGCCTGTACTTGAACAGGTGGTTCTTTATAGTTTAGACTTGTGGAAATTGGACCAGAACAAAAGGTAGTCATAAGAGGCTTTTGTTCTATGTCCCTAGTTATACTATTGATTTTTTGTTTGTCAATAGTTTATCTGGCATTACCAGACACGTCATAGACAAATTTACCAGTGCGCATTGCTTTGTTAATTTCGTCTGCACGTTCTTCAAATTCTTTGTCAGTCATCTTAGCAACTTCTGACTCCCGAATTGTATTACTAGAATCAGCTACATCTACTTCAGCTTTACTACGTCGAGCTACTGGTGATGCTGCTGCTTTCTTGCTTGCTTTCTTAGCTTCTTTAGTAAGACCTTTATCTGACTTATAAAGATCAATAACACGTACTACTGAGGCTGGATCATCTGCATTTTCATATAGTGCATCTTTAACCCACTTAGGTTGTGCATCTGCCCAGTCATGAAACTCGTCTGACTCACGTAACTGATCAAAGTCTGAGTGTGATTTACGTATTTCATTCTCAGACTTAACTCGATGAGCTTCTGCATGAGCTTCGTCAAGTTCTTTTAGTCGAGTATCAGCCTTTTCAAACATCTCCTGTGCTTTCTTAGCTGCAATTGTTTCTACAATACCAGCTACATCAGGATATTCTTTGGCCCACTCTTCAATGTCTTCATCAGACTTAGGTGGAATAATCCCAGCTTTAGCAGAAGCTTTTTGTAGGCTCTCTAACTTCTCATCCCACTCTTTTTCTTTCTGCTGCATGTGGCGTCTTAGATCACCATAGCGTTTTTTAAAAGACTTTTCTTCTGCAGATAACGTTTTTTCTTCAACTTCTGTATTGGTCTCTGCTTCTTGGGTAGCTTCTTCAACTTCTTCTGCTTCATCTACTGGGGTTTCCCCCCTTGCTTCAGCTTCAAGTTCTGCAATCTCCTTAGCTTCATCTTCCATTCGTTGCTTACGCTTTGCGTGATTATATCCACGATCAACGAATCCTGCAGTTTTTGGTGTTTCCATTTCTGCTAATTCAGGCATGTTATTTCTCCTTATGTTGGGGTCAGCCGTAGCCGAGTAGCCTTATTATTTTTTACGTTTCTTTTTCATCAAGCCGCCTTTATTTAGCGCACCAAATTCGTCACTTTCTCTATCTCTTTGATCTTGCGTTCCTCCTATAGATTTTTTACTAGTAGTGGGTGGTGGAGAGTAATTACCACCCATAGCTTCTTCTGCAGCAGATTGATTAGCATTAGCAGCAGCATTTTGTGCGGCTATTTGTGCTGCACTAGGACCATTATTATCATTATTAGAAGAACCTCCAGAAGGTCTTGAAGGTGGTCTTGGAGAAGTGCTAGGGGCTGCAGAGCCGGGTCTTACATAGGCTCCTGTATCACTATCATCTTTTCCGGGTTGATAAGTCATACCTTTTGGTGCAACTTTTTCCATTTGTTTATTAAACTCATCTTTATTTTTAAATATTTTATTGTTAAAAACATCTGTAGAATTTAAACCTAAAGGCACATCTGTTTGAGTAGCATTAATTTGTTTTGCGAGTTCACTTCCAGTAATAAAGTTTTTAAGTCCACCCAGATTATTACTGTTAATGTAATTATTAAACTTAGTTGTTAGTTCAGATACATCTTGTCCTTGAGCTTTAAGTACTGCTATATTAGCCGCTACTTGAGCTGCGTTAGATGCTTTTGCAAACTTACCTAAAACTCCTCCACCAAAAATAAACTCAGCTGCACTACCTAACATAGTTGAAGGTCCATCTAAAGCTGCAGAAGTTTGTTGAGCTAAGGTACTAAAATTAGTATAGTCGTAGTTATCCATCCAAGTTGTAGGGTCTTCACCCTCTTCGTCTAGAGTAATACCACTGCCATCTCCACCTACTTCTACAGGAGC